TTCAGCCACAGATGTTTGCGAAGCGTATTTTCTCTGCGGTTTCTGAGCGGGTTTGGCCTAAGACGCCGCAATCACCCACCAGCCCCGACGGCACCTCACCTCGAGAAGTCATAGAGTTAGACGCATCATTTGATGCTGTACCGGAAACTATTTTCGGTCGTTTGCGTAGTGGCATTGAACGTTTTATGGATTGCGCGCGCTCGCAGGCTCAGAAAGAGCTGGCTTGCGGTGTGACCGTGGGACAAGCGGCTGCTATTTTGGCTTTCGCCGCTTTGGGCGCTTCCGTCAGCGTTTATTTTGCCAAGAACCGTGACGTTGTTTTTGCTCAGGGTTATTACCCCACTGAGGCCAAGCCTCGGCAACAGCAACCGATTCATTTGGTTCGCGGCGGCATGAGGGAAGTATCTATGGTGCCAGTTGTGGCACAGAATGCCAAGCTTGATGACCGACGCAGGTATCTCACATTAGAGATGGTGCTAGGTTCCGACACTTTTGCTGTGCAATGCTGTTTGTTGCACGACCGAATCGGAGCCGTTCCCTTTCATTTCTTTTCACCTTTGTTAAGGCATGATGAGGATGGTGATACCACTTTTGATACGGAGTTGGTGGGTGAGATTCGCATCACCCAAGGGGACAAAGTGTACACATTGTCCACCAAGGATTTGCGGGTCATCGCCGTGCCGAATCAGGATATTGCCTACGTCAGCTTTCCCGACTTTCCTGGCTTCGAGCCGGGTAAGAGCATGCTTGGCATGTTAGCCACGCGCGCCGACCACGAACGTCGGCGCAACATATCTACGCGTGGTGTCGTTTTGCGCACGTGGCGTTCTGGTGGCATGGCCCTGCGGGATACACAGGTGCATCGCACCGCCCAACTAGGCGTCACTGATTATGTGGTTCCTGGTTCAGGATCGGTGTACCTGTTTAGGCCTAACGTGTACGAGTACCAGTTGCCCGTTAAGTTTGAAACAACGGTTGGCGATTGTGGTTCCTTGTATGTATCGGAGGGGTATGCTGCTGCCCAAACGCAGATTTGGGCTATGCATGTGGCCGGACGCGAGACGCGCCCGAACTACACCGCCTACGCGGTCCCCCTTTACAAGGAGGATTTAGAGAAGGTTGTTGACATCCTTAAGAGCGATAGGTCGGAAGTTGTTGCCCAGTCAGGATCGAAGAGCGCCTTGCACAGCTTGGTTTTAGACAAGTTGGCTAATGGCACTTTTAAGGCCGGTGGTTTAACTACGCTCAAATACTCCATGCCGAATAAGAGCGCTTTCCACCCCAGTCCTTTGCACCCCGCTAACAACGATGTCGTAGCGTCTTATATGGCCTTGCAAGGCTACGACGCTGGCCTCCTGGCCTACTTGTGGCGCCACCCTGATGGCAGCCTTGTTGTTCCCCGAGCTATTGACAAGTATGGACCGACTGCAACCGCTGAGGTTAGCGACATTTTTAACGCGCACCGGGAAACCGTCATTAATGGCGTGGTTTATGAGAAGTGCCCGCCGAACGAGTTCCATCTTCCTTCGTTTTTGAAGGTGTCTGATGCCATAGTTGGTGTGCCGGGCTTTTTGGGAGCCATCCCATTGGGCACGTCCCCGGGGCACCCTTTTTCTACGGGCGTCGTGAAACCTGCCACGGGTGCTGGGGGTAAACGCGGTTTGCTGCGGGTACCCGGAGACGGCACCTACGAGTTTGTTGGCGACAAGGGTTCGCAGCCTTTAGCGTTACAGCTCGTATTAATGTTCAAGACGCTCTTCATGGTCATCAACGCTGGATTACCCTCGTTTGATGATCTGGATGCTTTCCAATCCGCCATTGCTCCTTTTAAGGAGATGTTTAAGTACGTCGTTTACCCTAAGGATGAGGTTCGACCCACACCTAAGGCGGATAAATCCACGCGCACCATTGCGGCCGGCGCCATACACCAGCAAATTCTCAGCAGAGTGTGCACGGG